GGATTAACTATAACAGGAAATGTAACAGCTTCCAGTAATATAAGTGCAAGTGGTGATACTCACACTTTTGGGGGAAATCTTACTCTTATAAATGAAAATGACCCTCAACTTACAATACAAGATAGTTCAAATACAAACAAATTTACAATTAAAAACTCAACAGCAGTAACTACTATTAGCTTTGATGACCATTTATCACAAGATTTAGTATTTGATTCTAATGCAGACGATTACCATATAAGATTAGATGGGGGAACAGGAGGTACTACTTTTGGAGCTGCAGCTTCACATGATAAAAATTCAAAAGTATATATTGAGGGAGATTTAGAAACATCAACACATGTAACAGCCTCAGGCTGGATAACTGCTATGAGTGCAAGTTTTGATGGTGATGTAACAGCATCAGGTAATATAAGTTCAAGTGGTACGGTATATGCAAATAGATTTGGTAATAATCTTGAAATAATTGATAATAGCAATGTAACAACTCTTGCAATTGATTCTGCAGCTGGAGAAGGTAATAGTGGATTTAATTTAGCAATTGATGGCACAACAAAAATCGCAATAAGAAAGGATACATTTTCTACTCAATTTTCAGGCAATACAGAATTTGATAGCGCAATAACAGCCTCAGGAGAAATAAGTGCAAGTAGTGCTATAATCGGAGATGTAAGTTGTAGTGGTAACTTTGATGGGGGTGGACTTACTCTTTCTGCTCGGATTATTGGGATGGTTGATGATATTAGATTTAAAGATGAAGGTGCAGGCGTTACAAGAATAAAAACAAGAAATCATGGGATATCAGTAGAAAACCATCTTGGTTCAGTTTCGATGAGTCTGACTACAGGCCCACTATCATCATCACACGGTATCAAAGCTGCAGGTAATATAAGTTCAAGTCTTAGGTTAATAGGTGCTGAAGTATATACGAATAATCTTCTAGCACTTAGTACTTCTGGACTTCAAGGTAGAGTATTTGGTGCTGGTACTATAACTAGTATTCAAATAGGAAGAGATGGAACATCTAATAAAAATATAGAATTACTTGGCCCAGTTACAACATCAGGAGATATTAGCGGAAGTTCAACTGGAACTCTATCGATAGGAAATATTCAAGGGGCAGAAGGAGCTGGGGACCCATCCGGTAGTTTAACTCTATCCGGTAGTTTAACCCTTAGAGATAATGAAGCTATTCCAGCAGTTAGTGCAAGTACAGTATATAATCGCAATGGACATTTATATTATGCTGGTGGTGTATTGGGTGGATATCACTTAAGTGCAAGTGCAGATAATGTAGGTACTATAAAAATACTTTCAACAGGTTGGGAAAATAATGATGATTCAGGAACATATAATAGGGTTCTTTTTGAAGACGACTCTAATACTTATGGTTCAAAAATTTCAAATGTTCAACATGAACTTTATAAAGCTATAGATATTCCAGCTGGGTGGACAGCAACTAAATATATGGTTTATTGCTCACAAAATAGAACTACAGATTTTATTGTAGTAGATATGACAGATGGAAGCGGAACTACAGATGGTGCTTCAGCAACAGCAAATACTGAATGTACACTGAATGACCCTTATCTTTCAACATCATCAACTTATGTCCTAATCAAAGTTGAAACAACTGCAACAACAGACTTAGTTTTTGGAGGGTATATTACAGTAGAGCGGAGATAATATGCCAAGACAAACATTAGAATTTGCATCAGCGGTTTCAAACGACACATCTACAGACGCATCAAAGCTTGGCGCAATAGATGATGATGTCATGTTATTTCAAACTGTAGGTCACGAAGCTGTTATAGAAATTGACGATTTAGCGGGAAGTGTTGGTACAATTAATTGGGTACGTCACAAAGTAGTTTTTAGAGGAGTATCTGTTGCTGGAAAAGCAACTGTTACTGTTAAAGTTTTTATAACGGATGGTTCGGGTACAGAATACTATAATGAAACTCATGATGCTGCAGCTGCCATGAGAACAGAAAATGGTACAGAAAGAACAACCACAGATGGTTCAACTACATGGTCTGAAGGTTCTGTAAATGGTATACGTTTAAAAGTAGAGTATGAAGCAGAATCTACTACTAATGATATGATGGTCGATTATGTAGCATTAATAGTCGATTATGATGAAGCACCACCAGAAACTTATGACGCAACAGTAAAAAATGCACATTTTACTTCGGGGAATGTTTATTTGAAATCAGGAAACGTTTACATATAGTAAACTTAAACTAATTGATATTTATATAAGATGATAAAACTATTTGATATATTAACGGAAGGCGTATATGACCCAGGAATCTTCAAAGCAGTTTTTACTGCAGGTGGACCAGGAAGCGGTAAGTCTTACACTGCTTCAACACTATTTGGTATGCCAGAAAAAATGCCCTACGTCACAGCAGCTGGACTTAAAGGAGTCAATTCAGATTCTACTTTTGAAGCATATTTAGATAGAGCTAAAATGGATAAAAATTTAGAAAAGTTATCCAAAAGAGATTATGACTTAGCACAGGGAATGAGAGATAAAGCTAAGAGGGTAACTATTGCTAGAATGAATTCTTTTATAAATAGTAAGCTTGGACTATTAATAGATGGTACTGGAAAAAACTATGGAAAGATAGCCAAAATGAAAAAACGATTAGAATCAGAAGGTTATGATTGTTTTATGGTATTTGTTAATACTGATTTAGAAGTAGCCCTAGAAAGAAATGCAAAGAGAGACCGAGTAGTACCTGAGGATATTGTTAAATCAGCTTGGAAAGAAGTGAATAATAATTTAGGTAAATTTCAAGGTCTATTTGGTGCAAGCAATATGTTAGTAATAGATAATTCTACATACAAAGAATTTGCACCAAGAGTAAAAAAAGCAGCATCCAGTTTTACAAAAAAACCAATCCAAAATCATATTGCAAAGAAATGGATAAAACAAGAATTACAATTCAGAAGCCTTAAAGCCAAAGATGGGAAACGAAAATGAGTTTAGGAACCTGGTTAGCAGAACAGATATTAAAACCAAGCCCTAAAAAACGCATTAGTAAAATTGATGATTTTTTAGTTTCTAGAAATGTATCTAAAGTTATAAAGGAAGCTTCTAAAAATTCAACATCTTCTTTAGGCGATGTAGATGATGGACCAACAGGGTTTCACTTATCTTACAAAAAGTACAAAGAAACTACTGGTGGTAAAGATTCTGTAACTACTAGATTAGGTATGAAAGTTTTAGATTATCTTGTTAATGGAGATGGAGACTTTTCTTATACCAATACTAATATGCCTTCTTACTATCCAGCAGGCGTACCAGGAAAAAATACTGCTACAAATAAAGATTATAAAGAAACTGTAGCTTATAGAAAGTGGGTAAAGAGAATAAAACCTATAGCAACTTCTGTAGGTATGGAATTCTTAGATTTCTTAGATAAAAAAGAAATACCATCTAAATCACCAGAAGGAATAAAAATAAAAGAACCTTTAAAAGAAGGTGTAGAAGATAAGTACATATTCAAAGCCATATTCCTTTCAGGAGGACCCGGTTCAGGTAAATCTTCTGTAGTTAATGCTATATTCGGAATACCTAAAACTAGTAAAATAAAAGCTAGTTTAACCGGCACAGGTTTAAAAATAGTAAATTCAGATTCTGCTTATGAAATGTTAAAAAGAAAACATAAAATTCCGGCAGCTCAAGCAGATTTAGACGATGCACAAAGAAGTATGGATGGTAAGTTAATGGCAAAAGCTGTAAAGATGGCAAGGAAACAGTATGACCTTTATTTAAAAGGTAAACTTGGTATTATTATAGATGGAACCGGAGCTTCTCCTAATTCACTAACAAAAAAGAAAAAGCAATTAGAATCTTTAGGTTACGATTGCTATATGATTTTTGTTAATACTTCCTTAGAAACTGCATTAGATAGAAATAGAAAAAGAAAAGACAGAAGTCTTTTAGATAAAATAGTAGAAAGAGCTTGGCAAAAAGTACAAGATGCACAATCTGTATACAAAAGTTCTTTCGGAAGTAATTATCAAGAAGTTAGTACTGAGAATACTAAAGAGGGACAATTACCACCAGGAGTTAAAAGTGCTGCTCACGCATTTATAAATAAACCAATAAAAAATAGAGAAGCTCTAAAGTGGATAGCAAAAGCTAAAAATATAAAGGTTATGTAATATGAAAAAATCAATATCGAAATCGAAAGTCCAGCGAATGAGAAATATAGTCACTGGCAACTACAATGACAAATCTAGAATACAAACAGGTTATTTAAAAACCAAAAAGAAACATAAAGAAGGTGATGTTTGGGAAGAGAAGGGAAAAACTTGGACCATAAAAAATGGTATAAGACAAAACATTACTAAGTTAGATTCTATAAGAGAAGCTACTAAAATGCCTTATGCTTGTCCTAAGTGTGATGAAGCTATGAATCACAGACTACACGATGAAGTTTGGCCACATTTTAAAATGTGCTATAAGTGTGTAAATGAAGTGCATAAAAAAATCAGAAGAGAACAAGGTTGGTCAGAACAAGGTTGGAAGGATTACGTTAGAGAAATAAAAAAAGCTAATTTTAATGATTGGCTAAAAGATGTAAAAGCTGAATATGAAGATTGGTTAGACAAAAGAAATTCTGATAATTATATTACAGAAGCTGGAGATATAGAATCTTGGGGTTCTGGTAAATCAAAAGAAGAATTAAAAAAAGAATTCAACAAAAATGTTGAAAAGCTAAATAAAAAGGTTTTTGGAGATAAAAAATGAGTATAATAGGAAAACTCTTAAGTGGTGGTGCAGACAAACTGGTTGAATCAGTTGGTGGTGTTTTAGATAACCTAACTACTACAAAAGACGAAAAATTAGAAGCAAAAAGAAAGTTAAAAGAATTGATTCTAAGTCATGAAGCACAAATGCAAAAAAATGTAACAGACAGATGGAATGCAGATATGAAATCTGATTCTTGGTTAAGTAAGAATGTAAGACCAATGGTTCTTATATTTTTAATTGTTTGTACTATGCTAATGATATTTATTGATGCAGGAACAATTGCATTTGAAGTAGAAGAAAAATGGACTGACCTATTACAGTTAGTCCTTATTACAGTTATTGGGGCTTATTTTGGCGGACGTTCGATAGAAAAGGTCAAAAAGTAGTCAATTTTCTAATCTAATATATATTTATATATAGATGAATCAAAACAATATAAGACAAATAATAGCTAGTGAATACAAGAAGTGTGCTGCAGACCCAGTACATTTTATGAAGAAGTATTGTAATATACAACATCCTACTAAAGGAAAAATTCTTTTCAATTTATATCCATTCCAAGAAAAAACACTAAAAGAATTTAAAGGCCATGATTATAATATAATTCTTAAATCTAGACAGTTAGGGATTTCAACTTTAACTGCTGGATATTCTTTGTGGTGTATGCTATTTAATGACGATTTTAATTCTCTTGTTATTGCTACTAAACAAGACGTAGCTAAAAATTTAGTAACGAAAGTAAGAATAATGCATCAGTATCTTCCTAGTTGGCTTAAAGGTGAAACTATAGAAGACAATAAACTTTCTTTGAGGTTTGGAAACGGTTCACAAATAAAAGCAATTTCTTCAGGTGGTGATGCTGGTAGGTCGGAAGCACTATCCCTTTTGGTTATAGATGAAGCAGCTTTTGTAGATAGAATAGATGAAATATGGGCTTCCTCTCAACAAACACTAGCAACTGGTGGTAAAGCAATTATACTTTCTACACCAAATGGCGTAGGAAACTTTTTTCATAAAACATGGGCAAAAGCAGAATCTGGAGAAAATACTTTTAATACTATAAGATTGCACTGGTCTTTACATCCAGAAAGAGAACAAGATTGGAGAGACCAACAAGATGAATTACTTGGTGCAAAAATGGCAGCTCAAGAATGTGATTGTGATTTTATAGCTTCAGGACGTTCAGTAATAGAGCCAAAATTATTAGAGTGGTATAAAGAAAACCAAATAGAAGAACCGAAAGAACAGAGAGGTTTTGATGCTGGTCTTTGGGTTTGGGAGTACCCAGATTTTTCAAGAGATTATATGGTAGTTGCCGATGTCGCA